CGTCGCCCGAAGACGTGTTGCGAAAATTCCTGGAGCGGGCCGAGCTGGATCGCTGGCGGCATACTCGGAGCAAACACAGCCACTAGGAATCAGATGCGATTTTTCGCCGCCTTCTCGGCCGCCTCGCACGCCGCGATCGGCGACGGATGCCAGCGGCTGACGCCTGCCTTTTCCATGCGCTTTAATAGCGCCAAAGCCTGGTCGTCCCGCCCGCTGCCGTTGTCCAAATCCCCGAGGCATGGCGGCAGCTCCCACGGCCGCAACTTGAGCGCTTCGATCTGTCGGTGGAAGCTACAAAACTGCGATACCTCAAGCCGCGTGCGACCTTTGAGCATGCTCTGCACTTGCTCAACGCGCCCCTGGTTTTTCTCCGCGAGGGTTTGTTGGAGCGCAAGCTCGAGCGCGGCCGCGTCACGATCACTCCGCCGCATCATTAGCCTCTCTTTCCATCCGCATGACATCGTACGCCGACAGCGGCGGCTCCGATCGATTGCGGCCGATCACCTTGGGATCAACCCGCGCTTGCGGCGTCAAGCGCAATGCTCGCGCCAGCATGGTCTGCGCTCGCGTCGCTTTCTCCCAGGTAGCCAATGCGCGCGGGTCCCCCGCCGCTGTCCTGGCCGCATCGCGCGCCAGCATTGTGGCCTGCACGAAGCTCGCCAGCAGCAAAGCATCCGTGGCCACGAACTGCCGCACCGGGCAGGCAGCGACGATTTCGGCAAACAAGCGACGCTCGGAATCGGTGAGGTGTGGCGGCGGGACAAGACGAGATCGATCGGCATTGGAGGGCAATGCCGTGAGGTTGTTCGCGGTTTTGCGTCCACGCTGCAACATGATTCTGGCCGGTTAGATAATAGGCGAAAAAGGGTCGCTCGGAAAATTTTTGCGCATTAGCACGCTACGGTCTGTGGGCCGCTCGCTGGCCTCCGAGTGGGTTAAACCAAATATTCCCCCATCCCGCCGTCAACAATTGGGTCCTGTGATTTCATTTGTTTGTTTGTTTATTGTTTGTTGTTTGGATGGGTGCCCGCCGATGGCAAAGCGGCTCGAGCGTGGCTGGTTCGCCCGAGCCGCAGATGATCATGGGCGAGCACCGCATGACCACCATAAGCCGCGCGACGGAAGGATAACAACGCGGCTCGTTAATGCGCTGCCCCACGAACAGTGTCGCCAGTGAGATAATCGGCGTGCGCGAGCATTGCGAATGCGACGTCGGATCGGATTTCTAGATCAAGCTCCTGCACCAACACCGCAGCAAGCGCGATCAGGCGCTGGGAGACGTCCTCAATACGATCACCTGCGGCGCTTGATCGCGCCAAGATTTCACCGACGGACAGCGGCGTATCGAGGTTAAGCTGCTGCATCATCGCTTCCTTCTCACTATTTTCAGTAGCTCAATGCCGCCGTCGAATTCGACCTTGACGAATTTGGAATTATTGATGTCCGTGCTGCGCAGATTTTCATCGAGATAGGCAACGCTGCGCGGCGTGTTGCTTTTCGCGACAGTGCGCAGGCATTCGACTTCGGCACGCAACGCGCGCAGCTCTGTTGCGAACTCTCTTCGCAGGCCAGCGCAGATCCGCTTTTCTGTGCGGCCCAATTCTGAAGCACAAATGTCGACCACAGTTTCGAGCCTGCGATTGATCGTGGCCCGCAGCTCGTCGCGCAGGTCCGACAATGCCGCGTCAGTTTGCATCGGCGCATACGGCAATTGACGTTCAAGCGGAAAATCCTTGACGATCAAACTGGCCGAATTGTTTGATGCATTTCGTCGCTCAAAATCGACGCGCCATAGTTCATACTCGGCTGCATCCTGGTCGGCGCGGGCGATGACGTTGTCAATCAGGCGGCGGGTCTCTGGGTCCATGACGATCACCACGTCACGCTGGTCACGATCTGAATATGTCCCGCAGCGCGCATGCCCCAGCTACAGCGCAGGACCATCTTGATCGCGCTTGCGTCGGTCTGAAACAGCGAACGTACGGGCGTGGCAACAGTCGGCCCGGCGCCAGAGACCAATTGCAACGGCGTCGTGTCCTCAAAATGGAGTGCACCAGCATTCGTCGTGTCGATCTCCGGAACTGCCGAGAAGCCAGAGGCGAAACTTCCGGCTTCGACGCAAACAACAGTGCCCGCTGCCAGTGCCGGACTGCTGAGAACCGGATAGTCCCATTGCGCACCGGCGCGAAGCTTAAGCGAACCGGCTTGTGGCGGCGAACAAACAAACACAGGATTGCGACCGCCGCCAGCAGTAGCAAGCGCACCGAGCAGCTTGCCGATGTCCTGACCCATGGCTTCGCTGCCTGCAGTTGCCGCACCGACCGTCGACAGGCCGTTCAATAAACCCGCAGGCCGCGTTGAGCTGGCGGCGGCGTTGCCGAACAGTTCCGCATCGAGCCGCACCACTGCCGCTTCGGTCACATTTTGCTCGATCACCCGCTGTGCATTCGGCACGGAGTAGCGGCCCAGCTCGTTTGAGAAAACGCAAATAACGCCAAGTTTGAATGGTGTCAGCGTCAAGCTCGTGACCGGCAGCGCGCGCACCGGAATTGGAGCGCCCTCAGTAATGAAGCCGCCTGCGTCGGTGGCAGTTACTACACGGCCTGGAACAATGATCGACGCATGGCCCTCGAAATTCACGCGCAAGCCGCGCTGGATCAAATCGGCAGCGGCGCTGACCGGGACTAGTGCGGTAAGGACGTCGGCAACGGCACTGGCGGCCAGCTTGTCCGCCCAACCCGAACCGCTAAGCGTTGCCGGACTTGTTGGCGAGCGTAACAGCAACTCGACGGATCGATCATCGCCGATGACATCAAGCGGGTGGCGCTTCAGCACCTTGCCGACGAAACTTGCGGTGAGCGCCTTAAACAGCGTGTCGCGCGGACGGCCGCGATTTATATCCTCTGGAACTAATGGGCGGCGCGGGGTGGTTGGACTCATGCACGCGAGTCTAAGCCCGGATAGCGGTTAGGCGAGTCACGCGTGACGCTGCCAGCGTTCGTTGAAGTCGTCGATCAGGCGTCCGAGTTCACGCTCGATCAAACTTTTGCGCGCCGTCTCCTCCGGAGTTAGGCGGCCGGAGTTGATCAACGCCCTGGCGAAATTGTCCTCATGCACGTCAATCCGCATCGAGGTGAGGCCCTGGCGATGCCGCTGCCGAGTCCGACGCTGGCGAGCGGCGGCGGTCATTACCGTGCCGTACGTGGCACGATGCGCTGTGCCAGCTTTTTGAGTTCGAACACCAAGGCGTTGCGCTGCAGAAAAAAGCGCTCTGGATCACGATAATCCGGTGTTAATCGATCGAGCAGGCAGGCAAGCGTATACAGCTCGCCACGTAAATCGAGGTCGCTGGCCTCAGCGCGAGTCTTTTTGGTGTCTGCGTCGAAGCGAATCATCGCCATCGCCTAGGACTGTAGGTTAGCGGCCCGGGCGACCATTCGATTCCATTGCGTAATCCGATCTTGCATCGGCGTGCCGGCCCAACGGCCGCGAAGAAATTCTTCTCGCGTAGTTTGAGCCAGTGCCTTGCGCAATTGTCTCAAGTAACGGTCTCGCCTTCGGGTCCAGGGTTCGATTTCTTCCGGAAAGGCGTTCTTCAACGAGTCATCCCAATTGCAAACATCGCAATAGGCATCGATGGCTTTAATTGACGCTGTCGACATTGATCGAGGTTCCTTTTCGCTCGCAATAGGGCTTAGGAGGGCTTCAAAGTCCTATTTTCACCCAACCCTATATAAACTGTCACACATACATACCCCTCTATTCCTCCACACGCGAAGTGTAGCGACTCAGTCCTACTAGTCCCACCAAGTCCTATTATTAGCGTCGCTGAATTTGCCAAAGAGGGAATCCGCCGCTGACACTGCCGGTGCGCACGAGCGTCAGGTTATTTACAATTGATCCCTTATTCCGTGCCAACCATCTCCCTAACCGGTCGGGGCTAATCTCCTTTCCGTTGCGACTGGCCGCCACCGCCTTCAGCGCGGCATAGAGGTCCGGGTGCCCGAAAGCCGCAGCAATAACGTCGCGGACCAAAGTGACGTTTTCGCCTAGCGCCTTGTGCCATTCCATGAAGACGGCGGCACGGTCTGCGCGGTATGGGTCATTTTCTCGGATTCTTTCCATCGTGCCGCCAGGGTCGTCGTGCCCAAGCCAGACCAGGGCCTCGCGCACCCGGCGTGACCAATCATTAAAATCAAGGGGTTTAAGCTTGAGCTGTTCGGCCGGTCTGGCGAGATGCCAGGCCCGCAATACGGTAAGGGCAGCGGTGATCAAGCTGGTGCGGTTGACGCGCACAGTATCGAGCAGATGATCGTCATTGAATTCGCGCAGCTCGGGCCGCTCCATTCTAGCGTCCATCTCGCAGAGGATTACGCGGCGAGTCATGTCGGCGCCGATTGTTAGATTATTGCCGTTGGCAAACAGCGTGACGTTATTGGGAGTGTCCACATTTTGGCTTTGTCCGAGTATGCGGACTCTGAACACGTGTTCCTTAACGATGGTATTGAGAAACGAGCCTTCGAGAATGTGCTGGCAATTATCGAGTGCAATCAGGCTGTCGCCAGCAATCAGTGATGCACCAAGGCACTTTTTCAGTTCGTCGCTGTGCCGGGATGGCGGCTGATCAATGGTCGGCATCGGTCGGCCGGTGGCGAGTATGGCAATAACGTTGACCAGCAGACCCTTTCCGGTCCCGGCTGCGGGGGCGGTGAATGCATGTAATGGCGCAACATCCATGCCGCGGCGATCGAGCGCAGTTAATATTGCCGACAGCGCCGCCGCCTTGTCTGCCCGCGTTACGAACGGGAATTCGGCAAGCGGTTTTTCCAGCTCTGCAAGGGCTGCCAAAGCGTCAGCTTTGGTCGGCGTGAGTGGAACCGGCGGAAACGTCTGGCCATCCCATTTGCAGAGTAAACCGCTCACCGGATCGTAACCCTCGCGATCATGGATCGAGCCGTCAGCGTGCAGAAACGGTGCATTAGCGATGCCGACGATATGCGGCAGTTTCCATTTTCCGCGCGCCAGATAGGCATCAATGATTAACCTTGGCACATCGACCTGAAGCCAGCCCTTTCTACGTCCGTCATATTTTAGCCAGCGCGCGGCGCAGCTGAACAGCTCCATCATGTAGGGCCAGGTGATCGGCATAAGCCGCCAGCCCTCGAACTCACGGTCGCCGCTAGTCTTGATCGGAACGAGCTGCGGCCGCACTACCAGGCCGCCGCGCTGGTAGATCTCGCGGCCGAGTAATAGCAGCGCACTTTCAGCTTCGTTGACGACGCGCGGAACCTCGCCGGGAATAATTCGGATTTGCGGCCAAGGAGAGCCGATAGTCGCGGCCGCACCCTGTGTTTGGGCGGTATTAAAATCGAAAAATGCCGGAATACCTGCAATCTGATTGCCGAGCCATTCAGATATTTTTCTTACCGCTGTTTCGTCAATGAATTCGGTGAGTTTGGAGAATCCGCCTGCAGGTTTTCCGGCAATGTGTGCGCGCGTCGCGTCTTTGGCGGCTTGGACGCGATCGCGCCATTCGGGATCGCCGGCTGCACGGGTGGCCGCCTCGACGATTAGCTTGATCTCGTTTTCTGTAAGTCCGGCGCGGGACAGGAAACCACCGAGCGCGAGTGCTGCGTCATGGCGGCTGCCTGCTACTGGCCAATTACGTGCGATCAGGCACGCCGCCGCGACGCGTTTGACGCGGGCGTGCAAATCGCCGCCATCTGCGACCGTCGGTTCGCCGTTTGATTCCCAAGCGATCGGCTCGCCGGTTTCGTGAACACTGCCTGGAAATACGGTCTGCGCGCCTTTGTTGCCGCCGATTCGCAATTCGAGCAAGGTCGCGCGGTTTGGTGCTCTTAGGCGGATTGCCGCTGTGTCTGCTGTGGCGCTCAGGTCGGTGACATAGAGCCGATGTGAAGCGCGTTTGGATATACGACCAAAAACTGCCTCTGTCGGCGGCAGCAGATACGGCGCAATGGCAATCGCTTCGGAGACATCCAGATCGACATCAGTAAGTCCGTGCGAACTCGGCCCCAGGATGACGCCGATATTTTGCGGGCCGCCGTTGAAAAAGTGCGGTGCGGTTGCTGCATCGATGACCCGAGACTGCCATCCGTTACCAGCCGGCTTTTTCGCACGAAACGGCAGCGGCACGGGATTCCATCCGCGGCCGATGTAGTTGAGCGCTATCTGAAGTAAATCGCTCATTGCAATTTTCCCCTGCCGAGCCGGTAAAACAGGCTCAGTAAATATTTGCCTTGCTTCTCCGTCGGTGCTCGCCACACCGTACTGCCGGCCATGTCGTCGATGAACTCACGGTGTTTCGGATCAAGGCGCTCATAATGGTGCTGGCAGTACAGCGCGATCGCGTGCCACTGTGGTTGATTATCGGCGTCGAAAAACTCGGTCGGCTCTTGCTGCGGTCGTTCGGTACGTCCCTTCTCGACACCACGGTTGAAGATAATTTCGGCATCAGTGTCGGAATATTTCTTCTCCTCGATCTCGCCGTTGCAATTCTCGATCACGGTGGCGATGTCGTGAAACGATAGCCGTTCTTCCTTGAATAGGCTTTTCATCCGGTTCACCGCGGCCAGGATCTCGCCGTCGAAATCCGAACCCAGCATGCGAAACAGTTTGGCGATGCGCTTGGCAATCGGCTCGTTGAGCGCGCTCATGTTGCCACCCGCTGAAATTTCCCGACCTCGTCACCAACACAGGTCCATCCGGGCCAGCATTGGCGCGCAAACAATTCGAGATAGGGGCCATCGCAAAACTCTTCGATGCGCATGTAAACTTCGTCAGGCTTACGCGAATGCTCACGCACTGGCGCGATGATCAGCTCGCGCACGCCGGCGGATACGCGCTCCGGAGATCCGCGCCGTCCTAACCAGCAGATCTCAACGTTCTTCCGTGTTGTGTGGCCGTTACCCATGAACCAGCCGATGCCGCTCTTGTTCTGCTTTGCCCAGCAGAACGCCGAGCCGCTGAACTTGAATCCCCACGCCTGCATCAGCGGCTCGACCAGAAACACGGAACGCAGCGGCACCCATAAGAACAGAAAGCAATCCGGCGCTGCGACATTTGCGATCGGCATGGCGGCGAGAGCGTCGAAACTTAGACAGCGGTAATGACGCTGCGGCGATCGCCCCTCCCCCCGCGGCGACCACGTCTCGAACGGAATCGGCGGGTCGGCCAGGATGGCGCCGGCGCGGATATGGGGAAGCGCGATCATCTCCAGCAGCGCTCCTTGTGCGCGCACATCTTGCAGCGCCAGTCGTTCGGATTCTCGGTGACGCGCGATAACAGCTCGCCGGCGCGCGTCGCTTTGATGATGGCGACGGCACGGTCACTCGTTGCTTGTGCCAGCTGCGCGTCGAACGGCACCAATAGATGCAGGCGCTCGCAAGTATCCGCGTTAACGATGGTGGCTAATGCCGCATTGGTAACGCTGAGATAGTTCTGATAAATCGCGATTTGCGCGGCATAGATTTTGTAAAGCCCGGTCAGGCCATCGCGCTCGATCGCCTTCCAGCCTTTCGCTTTAACTGCTTTGTGTTCCCACAACGCCGGATAACGTAACGCCGGTACCTGCGGACCATCGATAAGGATTCCATCGGCATGGCCACGAAATAGATCATCGGCGACTTTAAATTCGAGTCGCTCCGGCGGCGCAAATTTAAATCCAGCGTCCTCAAAATGTTGTCGGGTGAGCGCTTCAAAAAAATGACCTCTTTCAAAGATATCCAAAGTGCGCGCCGGGAATGCCGGATCACACATCCAATCGAACTGAATTTTGCGCAGACAATCCGAGCCGATTGAAGAAGCGCCGAGATACTGCCGGTAATTCTCGCGCGGCGGTGTCGAGCGCTCGATCAGCTCGTTCATCAGCGTGTTGATCGGCCGGTCGGATAAAATCGAACGATTTAAATCTATGCTGTCGGAAGTGGTTTTCCGTGAAGCGGTAGAACCAAAAAATATTTCTGCTGCACTCTTCATGATTTCTCCTCATGCACGCTTACACATCGCATTCCGTACTGCCGCAACAATCCCTTGAGCACCCAGCGCAGAGCGCGAATGCCGTCGACTCCCGGTAATGGCTGTAGCGTCATCACGAATCTCACGGCACGAAAGGGATTGGGTTATTTTGCTCCTGAAGTACATCTGGCTTGCGCAGGATCTTGCCGTCTCCATGATCGCGCGCGATCTCGGCTTTGGTGATCAGCTGCCACACCAACAGTAGGAAGCTGACCATCACGTCTTTCGACCAAGCTTCGAGCGGCTGTGACCAATCAATCGCGGCCTGGTCGGCGAGTGTTGGCAAGATTGATCGCACCACCGCGACGTCACACGGCGACGGATTGAGGCCGGTCATGCGCACGGCTTGCTCCTGACTGAGGCCTTCTTCGATTGACTGCTCGCAACGGATTTCGACCCAGGCAAAAATGACCGCGGTTACAATCCAGCCCCATTGATGATCGTTGAGCCTGCCGACCGGTGTCATCGGCGGCAGGCCCGTGCTGTTGTTTGCGATCTTGCGGGCGCCGGTGATCGCTGCCTGCGTCGCTTTGTCGAGCCGCTCGTTTTCTTTTTTTGTGTGTTCGTTCATGATTCAGCTCGCCCATTGGGGTCGGGTGATCGCGTTCGCCGGCGGCGATGACGATGTCGGCGCCGGTGCGGCGCCGCCCGTCATGGTCTTGGCGGTGACCTGTTCCGGCTTCTGCCAGCCCTGGCGTTCTGGGGTGATGATTTCGTCGATGCGGTTTTTTGCCTGATACTGGCCTTCAGGCGGCTTGATACCGATGCGGGCCACAAACCGGATCTGATCGAGATCGGCGTAGCCGCCGCTCAATCGGCGCCCCGCATTGGCGGTTTCGCTTTTGTCGTCGGGGCGAATCCCGCGTGCAGATTCCACGACCGCCCGCAACTTGTTGCGCGAGATCTCCTTAGCCTCGGCGTGCCCGGCAGTGGTGCCTTCGACCGTCCATCGCTCCCAGATTTTTTTCTTGGCGTATTTTCCATCGACGACGGTAAATTCGAGAGCGAGGCCTTCGCTGTCGCTCTTTTGAGATTTCGTCAGCCAGCCGCCGGGGCCAGCATTGCCAGGAACGATCATCAGCTGCAGCATGACGATCGTATTCGCCGGAATCAGATCGCGTTCGCGCTGTTCGCCGGCGGTATTGAGGTCAAAAAAGTCACTTTGCGTGTCCGTCATTTTGAGTCTCCATGATTGGTGAGTTTGTGAAGTAGTTTGTTGAGATCCGGCGGCTCGATCTGCTCGAGCCGACCGGAACGGTCCTTGGCCGGATATGACCAAGGATTCGGGGTGACGCAGACAAAGCCGCGCTGCGGCGGCTTGTTGTCGCCAAAATCCAAAAACTGATAGGTCACGATCTCATCGACGATCGCCGGCAGCTCGCGCGAGGTTTTGTTGCCCTCGCATTGCAACTGCCATGTTGCGACTCTGAGTTCATCGACGACGCGCTCAAGGACGCCGACGAAAATTATGTGTTTGGGTCGGGCGTGTTGTAGTTGATTGAGCCACAGCAACATTTCTCGACCAAGCAAACCGAAAGCGCCGCGCACGTCTTTTTTGCCGCTGCGCTCGGAAAAGCTTTCGGGTTGCTGTTCTGCCCAGCGAAAACACAGTCGGCTAACCTCGGTGAGACTGTCAAAGAACAAAATCTCGAAGTGGTCGAGATCCGGGAAAGCGCCGCCGACCGCATCGAAGTGCGCTTGCGAGTAACACTGCGTCGGCGCAAAAGCCGGGCTTGGTCCGCCGATTCGGCACGCCAAATCGCGCGCAGCGGGCCAATCATCGATTCGAATCGTCGGCACCGCCAGGTCGAGCACGGCTAAATCGCCGGCCTCGACATCTACAAATAAAACGCGCGACGGATCATGGAAAGTTCGCAACTGCGAGGTCTTGCCGACGCCCGTCGGGCCCAGCAGCAAAATCTTCGCGCCGCGTTTCTCACTAAGCCGTTGGTCTGCGGAAATGATCTGCGGTGCGCTCATTTCTTCACCTGAGCGAGCAGCAACCGGGCCGCTTCGGAATTCTGGCTAGCCAACGCCTTGACGCCTCCGGAGGCAAAAACGGCGACGGCTTTCAATAAATCTGCCAAGCGCTGCGCCGCGTTGACATTGAATTCGGCAACAGCGCCACCGGTAATGCGGGCAATTTCTTCGTAAATCCGGCGAACGTCTTTGGCGGGGCCCTCCTGAAACATGAAAGCAGGAACGCCGAGTTCGGTCGCACGGGTAAAAAGATCGCCAGCGTCTTCTTCGCAGGCATCGCTGATCAAGACCAGCGCCGCGACTTTCTCGCGAGAATGCTCTTTGCGGACGTGGTCGAGCACACGGCCAATTTGCGTGTGGCCAGCTTCGCAACGGACCCGCCGCATTGCGGCGATGAGCGATGGCGCATCGCTGAGCCAGCGCGAAGCAACACATTCGCCGAAGCCTCGGTAATAGACGAGCTGCACATCGAGATTGCCGGTCGCGGCTGTGGTCTCGAACATTTGCGCGGTAAGTCCCGTGCTCATATCCCACAGCTCTTCACGTGATGCTGTCGCATCGACCGCAAAAATCATCCGAGCGCGGGCCGGACTAACGCGTTCAAAAAATTTATCGAGATGCGCACGCGTCGGGACGGAGGGAACGGTGTTCATGGTTATTTCTCCTTAGCGTTCCGCTTCGAACGCCGTCGCTTCGGATATCGCCACCAAGCTCGCCGACGGTTGTGGACTTGCATCAATGGGGTCGCCCATCGACATTTGCCGCCGGGTCCATAGCTGCTGTTGGGGTTGATGCGATCGATGCTTTGGCCGTCCGGCGGATCGCCCATTTCGGCGTAGAAAGCTGGAAAGTTCTCGCGCCAGGGCTCATCCACGCTGATGCCGCGACCGCCGTAGTAGCGATAGTTTTCGCTTCGTGGATTGAAGCAACGGTTCTTTATGTGTTTCCAGGTTCGGTAAGCCTGCGTGCCGGACAGCCCATGCTTGGTGTTGCGCTTTATAAGCGCATCTCGTGCAGCGCAGCCGCAACTGGTCGATCCGCCGTTACGCAATCTGTTTCCGGACACGACGCGCTCGGTGCCGCAGTCGCATCGGCAGAACCACATTGCCGCGCCCCCGCGAGATCGCTCTGGGTGAAGTGCGAGCACGATCCAGCGCCCAAACCGCTTTCCACTGACGTCGGTGATGCGCCGCGGCCTGGGCTCCCTTCGACTACAACCGCAGCTTTTTGACTCACCCGCGCGTAATTGGTCTCCGCGGACGGCGCGCTCAGTACCGCAGTCACAGTGACAAAGCCAAAGAAGGCCGCTGACAGAACCGCCGTAATGCGTTCGTCCTGGATGCAGCGTTAAGACAACCCAATGCCCAAAACGGAGCCCGGTGAGATCGAGGAAGATGCCTCTCATCGGTTCACTCTGCCGTTTGCCATCACATCAAGCACGGCACCGAGCGGACCAAGCGGCCGGCCTTGGCTGTCACGGCAAAGCGCATGACGGATCGCTTCGGCATCGGCGCCATGCTGCACGGCGAAGGAAAAAGCGATCGCGAGGTCGCGCACCAAGGTGCCGATCGCTGAGCCGGCTTTGTGGTTGTCGATGAAAATTTCGCCGACGCGACCGTCGGCATATCGGCTGACGCTCGCGGTGAAGCGCAGGCCCATGGACTCGAATTCGAAGAGTTCATGGGCGCGGCGATTGGGGAGGAGTTCGCGCGTCATCGCGTCACTCCCAGATTGGAATCCAGGGACGCAACCGGCGCGGAATTTGCTAAGTCATTGGTTTTTCGATCTTTTTTGTTTGGAGCCCCATCCTTGGAAGCCTTTGATTTTTCAGGGTTATTGCGAACAGGGGGGTCTAATACGCATTCCGTCCTGCTTTCCCCGGTGTTGGCACGGTCGTGATCGGGAATTTGTGTAGCGACCGGGTTTTCGACATCTCCGGCCTGGAGTCCGAGGCGCGCCATCTGCTCCCACAGCCAACTCTCTCGCACGAATTCGCTGGCTCG